GGATGTCCTTGATCCGATCAGTCATCTAACCTCCTAGGGCGAATCTCAGATAGCGGATGGCGACCCGACGCTGGTAGCGCGCCTCGCGGCGGGCGTCGGACGTGCGTGCGAGCTTACGACGGAGCAAGTAGCGGAACATGTGAAAACCTCCGCTGGGGGTCTTGCAAGCGCAGGGCCAACGTGCGAGAATCGTTATGGGCGTCCTGAAGCGCGCAGCACCGCTGCACCTCCCTCCAGCGACTGTCGCCAGTAGGGACGCCCACCGCTACTCCGGCAAGGGCGAGGTATCTTCGACTTTCAGGAAGCGGTTTCCGAACTTGTAGGAGCAGCGGTTGGCGCGCTCGCTGATCATGTGTTCAGTCGTCTCCCCCGTCCGCTCATTGATGATCCACACACGAATCTCTCCATCGGTCGTGATGTCGTAGCGGTCGTGGGGATACAGGCAGATCACATCGTGCAGCCCACCCACATACAGGATGTCGAGATCGACCACCGGGACTTGCTTGTAGCGTTTCTCGCTGATGATGTCCATAGGCTATAACCAATGCAAACAGGGTGCCGCGATAGTCTGCAGCCTGTCTGGCACATTGCTTGCATCTTTGTTCTCTAAATGGGACGCTCAAGAGTACAGACTGCCCTCTATGAGATACTTTTTGAATTTCAAAAAGGAGTCTGTAGCATTTGCCGACAGCCTGAAACCTCTTCTTTTCACGGAACAGTTCGGCAGCTCGCCATGGACCATAACCACACCACTCAGGAGATCAGAGGGCTACTCTGCTGCCGCTGTAACCGGGTATTAGGCTTGGTGAAAGAGGACCCTGAAATCCTTAACAGAATGCAGAAGTATCTTAAGATCTTCAACTCTTCAGAGGAGATCTAGTGGCTACCCGTAAGTCCACCAAACGAATCGGCCCCATCACCGACGCCGAACGCGAACTCGTAGCACAGGTCGTGCTCGACCAACCCGGCGAACTCCGTCCCGCCCAAGTCAACGGCCTCGCGACTGCCCTCCGACGCTCCAAAACCGCCATCAAAGAGCTGATCGACGACGCCCAAAGCAAGTTCCGTGCCAACGCGGACTTCTACGTCGACATGCACAGAAAAGCGGTCCAAAGGGCTCATAATGACGGAAATCAGGACGCAGCGATGAAAGGCGCGCAGTGGGCGATGGAGCGTCTGAGCGCCGAAGGGTCGCACATCATCGAGCCCAAAGTGGCCGAACAGGGCGGTCAGGGGCCACGCGTGATGATCGGGATCAAGGTCGGGGGCCTCGACGCGACCAAAGAGCCCATCGAAGTCATCGCGACTGAGGTCAAAGAGTAGTGGAACAGGCCCTCGTTGTTCTGGACGACAATGGTAGCCCAATCGAGCTGTATCGGCCTGATCCGAAGCTGCATCAGCCCGAGTTCCACGCCTCCGAGTGCCCGAATCTGCTGGCGCTGGGGCCGCGCGGCACCGGCAAATCGACCCAGCTACGCTTCGACGCGCACATTCGATGTCTCGTCATCCCCGGATTCCGTGCCCTCATCCTCCGGCGCACGATGCCTGAGCTGCGAGAGTCCCATCTGAACTACATCGAGCGCGAGATGGCCCTCCTTGGGGGCCAGTTCCTCAAGACGACCTTCACCGCGCAGTTTCCGAACGGCTCCTCGATCAGTTTCCGCCACTGCGAAACCGAAGCCGACGTGTTCAACTTCCTATCGGCCCAGTATGGGCTGATCGTGTTCGACGAGCTGAGCACGTTCTCGCTCCAACAGTACCTGATGATCAGCGCAGCCTGCCGCGCGCCCAAGAACGCAGGCTATCAGGCGGTGATCAGGGCAGGATCGAACCCACTCGGTGAGGGCGCGGACTGGATGTACGCATGGTTCGTCGATCATTCGGTCGATCCGGCGCTCTTCCCCGACTACGATCCGAAGAACTACCAGATGATCTTCAGTCGACTCGAAGACAACGACCATCTGGACGTCAAGGCGTACAAAGCCAAGCTTGGCGTGCTCCCCGAGCACATCCGCAAGGCGTGGCTGCTCGGAGAGCGCGTCGATGAGGGCGCATACTTCGATGATTTTGCGAAACAAAAGCTGGTTGAGCTGTCGATAGGCGAGCATTACGACGGGAAGGTCATCACCGAAGAGACGAAGTGGCAATTAGTGTCGTGGCACACGACGCCCGTGGTCCCGAAGTGGCGCGGCGACGATGGCGTCGAGAAATCGATCCTCGATCACGGCTGGTTCAACATCTACCGAGCCATCGACTGGGGCTACGATCCCGATCCGGCCGTCTGTTTGTGGATCGCGATGCTGCCGAACAAGCGTGCGGTCGTGTTCAAGGAGCGGACGTGGAAGCGGACGCTTGCGAAGGACGTCGCCATCGACATTAAGCGTGAATCGCGCGGGATGCGGATCACGGAGTCGTTCTGCGACCCCACGATGAACATCAAAGAGGGTCAAGAGTACTCGATAGGCGAACTCTTCGAGATGAACGGGATCCCCGTCACGCCGTCGAAGAACGACCGCATCCTCGCGGGCTACGCGGTCCATGAACTGCTCAACACGATGATCAACGGGCGTCCCCAGCTCTCGATTGTGGACGCGAAGGGCGAATATGGCTGTCCGAATCTCGTCAAGACCTTCCCCCAACTGCGCCGGGACCAGCACGACCCGCGCAAGATCGCGGATGGCAACGATCATTACGTTATCGCTCTGGCTTACTTTGCAATGGGCATGGCGCAAGCTTCGCGCGTGAGTGTGGCAGAAGCGATCCCCCGCTGGATGCGCCCGAAGCGCGCTCAGCCTGTTCCGTACTACAACTAACGTGATACTCTAGAAGGGCCAGTGTGAAGAACTCAGTAGCGGGCAATCGGCGCCGGGGGCAGCGGCTCCTCTCAAGAAAACAAACGGTGATTAACGCCTTTAAAGGGCTTCACGGTTGTGCGACATGCGGAGAGAAAGACCCGGTTGTTCTGGATCTCGATCATTTGGACCCGGCTACGAAATCTCCAAAACTACGACAGAGCCGCTGGGCTCATTTGAACTGGATTGATTTTTACGAAGAATTGACAAAGGTTCAAGTGCTGTGTGCCAATTGTCATCGTCGTAAGACCTCGGTCAATCAGGATCGTCTAACTAGGAAAAAATAGGGGCACATGGCTGACCTGACTCAAACTTCCTCCGACATGGCTGCAGTGACTCCTCCGACCGTCGCCGGAGGCATGCAAATTGCCGCCGCACCGGGCAAGGATCTGAACACGAAGATCGCGGACACGCTGAAGTCCCGATCAAACGACGCGTATACGCACAAACGCCACTATCTGAACGACTGGAAGCGCAACGTCGACGTGATCCTCGGTCAGCCGATCCCGCTGTTCACGGAAGGGCTCGACATCAACGCCGATCTCCAGAGTGCTATCAACCCCGATTGGTCCCTCACCAAGACGAAGACTGCGAACCTGTTCTCAGCCGTCCCCACCATTCGCGGCACCCACGAGAATGGGAAGTATAAAGCAGCGGTCAGCCCGTTTCTCAAGCAGCTCAATTATGAGCTGGGTCCGAAACGTGCCAACCTCGCAGTCGCGATGAGAGAGTGCCTGACGGACGTCGTGAACGCCTCAGGCGTAGCTGCCGTGATCGTCAGCTACAACGCGCGCTTCGACACGGTGGAAATACCGGCTGAGGATCCGTTGGACGCGGTCGCACAGAGTCCGACTCCTCAGCCGCCCCCTCCTCCCGGCCCACCGGGAGCGCCTGCTGGCCCCGGAGCCCCGCCACCGGGACCGGGCGCACCACCGCCGCCACCCGGAGCACCACCCGCTGGTCCTGAGGCTGGACCGGGAGCGCCCCCGGCACCTCCGGCGCCCGAAATGCTCCAAGTGTCGCGCCCCGTCAGCGACATGTTCAGCGTCTCGCGCATCTCGCCGCGCGACCTCCTCTGGCCGAGTGAGTTCATCGGCTCAGACTTCAACAACGCCGACTTCATCGCGCACAAGGCTCGGATGACGCGCGCGTGCGGCAAGGCCGAGTTCAAACTGACGGACGAGCAGCTCGAACAGGCGGTGGAAACGACTCCCATCGACGGAACGACCGATCTGCGCCAGACCCAGAACAAGCAGCCGCTCGCGGACATCGACGAGATCGCCTACGTCGAGCTGTTCTACTGGCGCTACCGTCAGGACCCCGACGAGAAGAACTTCAAGGCTATCTGGCGCATCGTCTACGTGGACGGCATCGACAAGCCCGTTGTCCATGAGCCGTGGAAGGGCCAGAAGCTCGACCCGATGGCGCGGAAGTACACGGGCGCGTGCAAATTCCCGATTCAGCTGCTGACGCTGATGTACATCACGGACAACCCGGTCCCGCCGTCTGATTCGCAGGCTGGACGGCCGCAGGTTGCCGACATGCGCCGCTCGCGCTCGCAGATGTTCCAGAATCGGCAGCGGTCGATCCCGATTCGCTGGTTCGACGTGAACCGTATCGATATGGACCTGCAGGCGAACCTCATGCGCGGCATCGTGCAGGGGATGATCCCGACGAACGGCCCCGGCGACCGCTCAATCGGTGAGATCGCTCGCGCCAGCTACCCATCCGAGAATATCGAGTTCGACCAGCAGGCCAAGGCCGACCTGAACGAGGTCTGGCGCATTGGACCGAACCAGATGGGCTCGGAGGGCCGCTCGCGCACCACCGCGGCCGAAGCGAACGCCACGCAGGAGAACTTCAGCACCGGAGTGACGCAGGAGCGTTCGTTCGTCGCGGCGTTCGTGCTCAACATTGCGGACGTCCTCGCGGGCCTCATGACGCTCTACTCGGACTTCCCGATTCTGACGGACGAAGAGAAAGCAGCCTTGTTCGGCACATGGGACATCAAGCACATCACGCATGACCTCGTCCTGAACCTCATCCCCGACTCGATGGTCGCGCTCGACGCCGGTCAGCAGATCGACAAGCTGATGAAGGGCATGAACATGACCGTGCAGAGCGGGTTCGTGAACCCCGAGCCGATCATCGCGAAGATCTGGGAGCTGAGCGGGATGGACCCGGCAGAGGTGATGACGAAGCCCCAGCCGAAGACCGAGAAGCCGAACATCAGCTACCGGTTCACAGGCAAGGAAGATCTGACGAATCCGCTCGTCGTCGCGCTGATGATGGCGGAAGGCGTCTTCCCGTCACAACAGCAGATCGACGACGCGAAGAGCGTGCTCGACAAGCTCGCGGCGAGCGCCATGCCGCCCCAGCTGCCGCCCGGAGTGCCGGGGCCGGGACAGCCGGGACCGCAAGGCCCGCCGACACCGAATGGGCAGCAGCCACCCGCCCATCCTGACTGGAACATGGCTCCGAAGGTGGCCTCTCGGAGTCGCGAAATGGGAGGCGCATGATGGGTAAATCGATCTTCGCCAGCAAGACGTTCTGGATCAACGCGCTCGGGGGCATCGCGTCCACGTCCGCACTCGCGACGGGCTACATTCCGCCCAAGTACGCTCCGGCAGTTGTGGGGACGGGCGCTATCGCCAATATCCTGCTCCGGCTGATCACCAATCAGCCTATCCAGTAACATGCCGATGTTCGAGTATCGGTGTCCGATGTGCAACCAGCACTTCGAGCGCCTCACGGACGACGGCCACAAGGATGAGCAGCGACACTATCCCTGTGGCGTCGTCGCGGCGAGGCTCCCCAGCGCACCCGCGTTCAACGTGACCGGCTACAACGCGAAGAACCGCTACACCGACCGGCGCCTGTTCGCGATACAGCCGGATGGTTCCACGGAGAAGAAGTAATGCCGATCTATGATCGGCGTTGCTCGGATTGCGAGCGTATCGAGCGGGACAAGATCGAAGTGATCAGCGCGGCTGATTACGAATGCGCCTGCGGGGGCGTCATGCTTCGCACATGGCTCCCCGGCAGCGCCAACGGCGTGATCGACGACTCGATACCCGGCGGCATGGAAATCAAGAACGCCCTGTGCAACCCCGATGGGACGCCCCGGCGGTTCGACTCTCACAGCGATATAAAGCGGGCAGCGGCAGAGGCGGGGTGGACAAACGTCGTAGAACACATCCCGATGCGCGGCTCGGACAAATCCCCGCACACGACTCGGTGGGTCGGCCTCCCACAGGGTCTGGATCCCAAGG